GGATAAAATTTGTGCAATACGTAGTATTTCTTGTTCTCTACCAATAACAGGATCTAACTTACCTTGTTCTGCTAACTTAATTAAATCTTTACTGAAATTATCTAAGACTGGTGTTCCAGAATTAGTATCTTTCTTTTTGTTTTTTTCATTTTCATCTGCGAATTCTATTGCCATATTTAAAAGTTTTATCTAATATTAGTAATATAAAATGTTATTGTCAACTGTTGACATTTTGTCATATCTCACATATCATAATTATGACATTTTGTCAGTTTTTTATTTTGGTATAGTATTGGTCAAAAAAAAAGAAATAAACTTAAAAAAAATAATATGTTTGGTAACGAAGATTTTGAAAAATTATTTAATCAAATTTTATCTAAGAGTTTTTTATTAAACCCCGATAATTTTGAAAAAAAGACGTATATGTCTGAAGACGGTAGTATGACATTTACTTACATTACAACTAAAGGTCATAGACAAGATGGTTCAGATGAACTATCCCGTTTAAAACAAAAATTAGATTTGGCTGTTGAGGAACAAAAATTTGAGGACGCTGTTGTTCTGAGAGATAAGATTAAAAATCTTGAGGACAATGTTGAAAAAATAAATGACCTAAATAAAGAACTTAATCATTGTATTAAAACCCAAGATTTTGAAAGGGCAATAGAAGTACGAGATAAGATCAACTCTTTAAAATAATTAAAAACCACCTCAAAAGGGTGGTTTTTTTCTTTTACAACATTATATTTATTTAAAAAAGAATATTATGGCAATCACAAAAGAAGAAATTAAAGGTACAAAAATAATTAACGAGGTACAATCCTCAAATATTATTAGAACAGAATATGATACCGAAACCAAAAAATTAATCACAGAATTTAAAAATGGTTTAAAATACGAATATGATGACGTTCCCCACCAATTATACACATCATTTAGATCGGCAAAATCACAAGGTAATTTTTTCAATCTAAATATCGCGAAGGTTTTTAAATACAAAAAAGTAAGTTAATTGGTTTTCATTATATTTATTAATAATGGACAATGAATTATTAAAGAGTTTTGAACCCCAATCTGAACTAAATCAAAAGGTTTGGGAAGAGGGTAATGAACCAAAAATGAAACCTGAGATACGAACTCGTTTACTTGAGATCGCATACGTGTTTATTGATTTTTTAGATGTGGATTTAGTTATAACTGACATAATATTAACAGGATCTCTTTCAAATTATAATTGGTCAAAATATTCAGATTTTGATTTACATATCGTTGCTAATTTCCAACAATATCCAGAAAATCAAGTTGTCTTATATGAAAAACTTTTTAACTTAAAGAAAATGTTATTTAATCAAAAACACGATATCACAATAAAAAATTATGAGGTTGAGTTATATGTTCAAAATGAATCTGAAACTCATTTTAGTAGTGGTGTTTATTCTGTTTTATTTGATGAATGGGCAAATATACCAAAAAAAGAAAATGTTGTTATAGATAAAGAATTAATCAAAAATAAATCAAGTCAATGGATGAAAATGATTGATGAACTTATTGATACAATAGATGATGATGAAGATATTGATACGATCAAAAATTTAATTACAAAATATAAAGATAAACTAAAGAAATTTAGAACTAGAGGTCTTGAGGGTGATGGTGAATACTCAACAGAAAATTTGGTGTTTAAAATATTACGAAGAAATGGGTACATTGAAAAACTTCACGATCTAACAACAAAAATTCTTGATAAGAAATTATCGATGAACCAATAATTTATTAAAAAATAAAATAATAGTGAATATTGTTATATTTATTAATAAAAAATAATTTATTCAAAACAAAATATTATGGGAGGACTAAAACCTATTGGAAGTGAGAAATTACAAGGAATGGATAAAATCCGTAGAATTATGGAGATTGCCCGATATAACGAAAATATTCCACAACCATTGAATGAGACTGGTAAGGATGAGTATTCGGTAACGTTTGCTGATGGTAATGTATACACAATTGTTAAAGAAAAATTGGGTTATATTATAAAAAAATCATTAAACGAAAGTGAAACAGATTATTTAGGTTCTATTACGGAACGAAAATACTATAATTCATATTCACAAGCGCTAAAACGTTTAAACTTAATGATTAAGGAGGTTAATACGTTGGTTGGTAATAAAACTGGAATTTCATTATTTGAAGGTGACGATGTAAAAAAAAAATACACATTAAAACTACCAACTAAAAAAGAAACTAACGAAGGTCTTGATTTGGAGCTAGACGAACAAGTTCCAGCACCAGTTCCAGCACCTCAACCAGTTGAACCTCAACAACCAGCGCCAGCACCAGTTCCCGCACCTCAACCAGTTGAACCTCAACCAGAAATGGGTGGTGAAGAAGAAATGATTGATGAACCAATGGACGATGAACCAATGGACGATGAATCAGAAAAAAAAGGTGAAGAGATTAGTTTTAAAACAATCCAAAAATTAACAGGTCGTTTAACTCAAAAAATTAGAAAATATACTGAAGAAGATGAGATGAGTTCGGATGATACCAAATATATCATAAACTCAATTTTATCGTCATTAGATCTAGATGTTTTAGATGATGATGACGTTGACCAAATTATAGATAGATTAGAGGGTGACGATACCGAAGACGACGAAGAGTTTAACGACGGTGAAGATATGGATGTTCCAATGGACGATGAAATGATGGGTACCGATATGGGTGTTACACCAGAACCACCAGTAGCGCCAGAACCAACATCTGAACTTGGTGAAGATATGGATGGATACCCAAGACACGGTGCAATGTTAAATAGACATAAACATCTGACACACGGAACTTTCGGTGAATCAACAGTAGATCAGATTATTTCTAACTATTTTAAAATAGATGAAAATGAAATGTTAGTAAAAGAAGAAGAAACTAGAAAAAAATTACTTTATAATCAAGCAAAAAATAAAAAATACATTAAACAATTATCAGAAAGTGTTAACCAGGAACGTGCGGCGTTTAAATTAATTGAGAATTATCCAAATTCAAAAATAATGGGTAAATCAAAAACTGGTAATTTAATATTTAAAAATAAAGATAAAAAATACTATATTACAAGTAACGGTAAATTTATATGAATAATTTAATTTATATCAATGCTTTAGGCCCAAACTATAAGGGTGATAACATATATGAATTTATCTTTTCAGATAACACCGATGTTTGGGGTGAAAATTGGGAGTCAAAACCTGCGAATGGTTACCCATCACCACCTGATGTTGAGTATATTAAAAAAGTTGGTGTATTACAAAATAATAAAATTAAATTAGACTTAATTCAAGAATCGGATATTTTTTCAATTATAGATTCAATGGATGGTGTTATTTGTTTAGGTTGGGAAAAAGAAACCAACGATACCGATTTCTCAATTGTTAAACGACTTGTTTTTCATTTTGGTGAAACCGAACAAAACGTTAAAGATAAATTGTATGCTAGAGACATAATTCTAGAATTTGAAAAAAAAACAATATATGAAAACTAAAGATCAAATTAAAGTATTATTGGAGAACGGAATTCGTGTCAATACGATTTCAAAAATGAACGAGAATCAAATTAAAGTTTTGGTAAAAAGGTTTACTCTTAGTGAACAAGCAACTCCTCAAAACACAACACCACAAACAATAACAACAACTAAATATGTTGTTAACCCAAATTCAAAAACAATGGTTAATGGTGTTGAAATTGACACAACTGGAGGTAAAACAACTGCCACGCCAATGCAGGAAACTGAACTCTCTGAAAAATTTGAATCAAAAGCACAACAAGGGTTGTTCTGGTCTAAATGTAAAAATAGTTCTGGTAAAACAAAAGAAAAGTGGTGTAAAATGGCAAAAGAATTTTCTGATAGTACAACAAAAAAACAGTACGAGAAAATGCCAGAAAAAAAACACTCAGAAAAAAATGAAGATTATGAAAAATATTTAGAGGATTCTATCGTTGAAATGTTGGAGAAACATATTAACCCTTCTATGACTAAGGGCGATATTTTAAAAACAATTAATGAAAAAACAAAAGATACTGATGGTATTATGTTGTCAAACCCAAAAAAAAATACTATGTTTTCAAAAGACGAAGGTAAAGAAATGAAAACTATGAAAAAATCTATACGTAATAACACGGAAGTTGCACCAACAAAACCAGATACGGACACGGACACTAAAGAAAAGGATAAAGGTAAAGACAGAAAAAACCCTTTTCAACCAAAACACAATCCAAAACCAAAAGCTAAAAAAGAATTTAAAGAACAAACAACAGCACCAACAAAACCAGATACGGACACAGATACTGATACAAAAGAAAAAGATAAGGGTAGAAAAAACCCATTCCAACCAAAACACAATCCAGCACCAAAAGCAGGAAAAGGTTCTTTACCGAACTTTTTGACGTGGAATAAACTTGGTGTTAACTTAAAATAAATAAAATGGGAAATTTAACAGAAAAAGAATTAGACAGAATTGTTAATAAAATTATTAACGAAGCACCAATTGATTATGATGGCCCTGAAAGAATGGATCCAAGTATTGAAAGAAAAATTTTAGGTAAAGAGACACCATACTCTAACCATCCAGCAATGCCGAAGATGAGTAGAGATTTTATTGAGTTAGTTTCATCCAAACGATTTAAAGATACTGTTACAAAATTAAGATCTGCATTAACAACATCAGTGGGGTCAACAGCATCTTTAACAACTGGTAATCCGTTAACCAACCTATTAATGTTGGTTCAATCAGCATTAAGTCAAAGTATGCGTATTGAGCGTGATAATAAACAAACACTTGAGAAATTAGCGGTCGCTTTAGTCACTAAAGAATTATCAATACCTAAAGGTGCGTTACAATTTGATGCTAAACTTATTGGTTTAGGTCAAAGTGAATCTACTGAAAAAATGAGAAGACAAAGTGAAGAACCATCAAGAGAGGAAATGACAGATTTGTTTAAAGATGCCGCAAATCACGAAAACGATATTGAAGCGTTTCTTGATGCTATGGATACTTTTGATAAAGAAAAGTCAAAACGACGTTTAATTAATTCTTTAATTGGTGGTGCCGCAAAAAAAGGTCAGTATATGTATCACTTAGTTTCTGAGAAGTTAAATGAAATTGACCCAGATTTAATTGAATTATATACTGTTACAACTGCGATTATTGATCATTTATATTGGCTATATCCAGAAGAAACTATTGAAGCAATGTCTGGTAGTGGTGGTAATGAAGCAGGGACATCTGAAATTAATAATGAAACAGATCCCCCAACCGTTATTGCTAGAGGTATAAATTTCCCAACATTAGTACACGAATTAATTAAGGGTGTTTACGAGGTTTTTGGAACACACGGTTTACCAGACGACCCAAGACAAGCAGAAATGATTATGGGTTCACAAGATACAGTACCTGCTGAAGCATGGGATTTAAAGTTAGGTCCAGTATTTTGGGAATTATTACAAAAATCATATCCAATAGAGATATTAAGTGAGGAAGATATGAAATACATTCAACATTACTTATTTATGCGAATTAGTGCTATGAAAGCAGATGATTTCTTTGAGTTATTTAGAGAAGTATTAGAAGAAAAACCAGCAGGTAGAGAAAAAATACAAAGAATGGTTAATGAGATTGTTAAAGAATTAGAAGAGGATGACGAAAACGAAGAAGAGGGTGAAGATGATGATATTTTATCACAACTAGGACTATAAGAGTTTATTAAACAATATTTAAAAACCCCACTTTAGAAATAATTTGGGGTTTTTTTGTATTTATATAAAAAATCTTTATGGGATTAACAAAAGAACAATTAATGTTAGAGTATGTTAAATGTATGAAAGATACACCATACGCATTAAGGACATATTTACAAACATACGATAATACGGTTTCAAAATATGTACCATTAGAACTATTTCCAGATCAAATATCATTATTAGATGATTATGAAAATTACGAAGAAAATATCGCATTAAAATATCGTCAGGCTGGAGTTTCTACTGTAACGGCAGCGTGGATGTCAAAAAGATTAGTTTTCGCAAAAAAAGAACGTCCAGAAAAAATTTTAATTATTGCCAACAAACTTGATACATCAATGGAGATGGCAAATAAAATTAGAGGTTTTGTTGATCAATGGCCAAGTTGGGTTGGTACTGGATTTTCCGCGGATAAGAATTCACAACGACACTATAAACTAACAAATGGTTGTGAGGTTAAAGCCGTTGCAACATCACGAGATGCGTTAAGGGGTTATACACCAACAATACTTGTATTTGATGAGGCCGCCTTTATTGAGGCGGATGGTGATTTCTGGGCTGCATGTATGGCATCCTTATCAACAGGTGGTAAGGTTATTG